ACAGGTCAAGCTACCCCAGTTAAGGTTCCAGTTAAATCTACTTTATTATTAGTATCAGATGGTGCTAGTGTTTTAACTTCTATTGGTATAATGCAAAAAGGATATAACTCTATTAGTGATACTAATTCACCTTATTTAGCTGTAGCAGGAGATCAATTAATTGTAGATACAAGAACTAACCCAGTTACAGTAACTTTACCTGCTAGTCCTAGTGTAGGAGATGAAGTAAGTATTATTGATGGTTTTAATTTCTTTGCGTCAAACAATTGTGTAGTAGGTAATAATTCTAGTAATATTTTAGGTGCAGCTTCTGCTTTAACTTTAAATACAAACAGACAATCCATTACATTAGTCTATGTAAATGCTACTCAAGGTTGGACTTATAAAACTAATACAGCATAGGAGCTAATCCATGGCTCTTTCAGAAATTAAATTCGCTCCAGGAATTGATAAACAAAATACTGCCGTAGGTGCATTTGGCAGATGGATTGATTCAGATAATGTAAGATTTAGATATGGACTTCCTGAAAAAGTAGGAGGTTGGGCATCATTATTAAATGAAACAGTTGTGGGTGTTTGTAGAAAGATGTTGGACTTTGTGGACACTTCTGGAAACAGATATGTTGCATTAGGCACTGATAAATTTTTACTTATATACTTTGAGGGACAGCTTTTTGATATAACACCTTTTAGAACGGATAATACTGGTACTATTGTTACCTTTACATCTTCTACTTTAGCAACTAATAGCACTACTACTAAACAATGTACAATTACCACATCTACTAATCACGGTTTAATTGCAGGTGATATGATTGTATTAGATGCTGTAACTCTACCAGGAGGAACAGGATTATCTAACGCTGATTTTGAGGATAAATTATTTCAAGTATTAACAGTACCCACTCCAACAACATTTACTATTAATTCATTAAATCAAGCAACAGCAGTTGTAGCAACTGGTGGAAGCATGACAGTTCAACCTTATGCATCAGTAGGTCCTGCAATACAAACTTATGGATATGGATTTGGTGTAGGCCAATATGGTGGAACAGTTGCCGGAGCATCAGTTACAACTATTAATAATGGTGGACCATTTAATGCTGCAGCAACTTCAGTTATACTTACAGATTCAGCTGCATTTCCAGCATCTGGAACATTACTTATTGGAAATGAATTAATGACTTATGCAACTAATACTACAGGATCAGATACCATTTCAGGAATTACCCGAGGTCAACTTGGAACAGCAGATGTAACTCATTTAAATGGTGCAACCGTTACCAATGCAACTGATTTTACAGGATGGGGATCAGCTGTATTAGCATCTACTACAACTTTAGAACCAGGACTTTGGTCTTTAGATAACTATGGAGATGTATTAGTTGCAACCATTGCAAATGGTAAAACCTTTACTTGGAATTCTAGTATCGCTGCAAGGTTATCTACTAGAGCTTCACAAACAACTTTTGGATTTCAAACAACCGATAACCCAGTTGCATCTAGATTAACTTTAATATCACCTACAACAAGACATTTAATTCACTTTGGAACTTGTACCACTCTTAATGATGAAGATACTCAAGATAATATGCTTATTCGTTTTTCAACAATAGAAGGTATTAATGAGTATGATATAACAGCAATTAATACGGCAGGTTCATTTAGATTACAAGATGGTACAAAGATTGTCGGAGCGGTAAACGCGAAAGAAACTATTTTAGTTTGGACGGACAATGCTTTATATACAATGAAATTTGTAGGAGCTCCTTTTACATTTGGATTTGAACAAGTAGGAACGAATTGCGGTTTAATTGGTAAAAATGCTGCAGTAGAAATTGATGGTATAGCTTATTGGATGAGTAATAATGGATTCTTTGCATTTGATGGAACCGTTAAAACGTTACCATGTTCTGTTGAGGATTATGTGTTTAGTGATATAGACACAACAAAAGGACAAGAAATTAGTGCTGGTTTAAATAATTTATATACAGAAGTTACTTGGTGGTATCCAACACAAAATTCTACATATGTTAATAAATCTGTAGTTTATAACTACACTAATGAAATTGGACAACTTGCACTTGGTAATTGGTATATAAATAATAGTTCTACTTCTATGAGAACTAGTTGGATTGATTCATTAATTTATCCTAGTCCTTATGCAACTAAATTTAATAGTGCTAGTACTGGAACTTTTCCAACTGTTATAGGTGAAACAGGTTTAGGACAAACTGTTTTATTTGAGCAAGAAACCGGAACAGATCAAATTAATCCAGATGGTTCTACAACAACTTTAACTTCTTTTGTTCAGTCTTTTGATTTTCCCTTACAAAAAGATCAAGGTGAAATTTTTTTATCTATGCGAAGATTCTTACCTGACTTTAAAGTATTAACAGGAACTAATCAAATTACTTTGGGGATAACTAATTGGCCCTCTCAAACTACAACTAATTCTACTTATAGTCCTTTTATCATAGATTCTTCTACAGAATTTGTAAGCACTAGAGCAAGAGGAAGATATGGAAGTATTAAAATAGAAAATATTAATTCAGGAGAAAACTGGAGATTTGGAACATTCCAAATTGATGTACAACCAGATGGAAGAAGATAATGGCTAAAATTAATGTAAGAGTACCGGAACCAAAAAATCAATATGAAGTAGATAATCAAAGACAGATTAATAGAGCTCTTCGTATTATTGTAGAACAATTAAATTCTACTTTTTTAAAAGATTTAAAAGAAGATACAGAAAGATTTACTTGGTATATGTCTAGTGGAGGTAAGTGTTAATGTCTTGTGATAATGTAAATATTGGTAATGGTCAGTTAATTACAATCGGTGGTAATAACGTTGATGCATTCGGAAGATTAAGAGTTTCTAATCCTCTAACTATCTTTGATAGTAAGAGTATCATGTCACAGAATAGTTTATTTAATGCAACTACTGCAAATGGTGGAAGTGTTACTTATACAGCTAATAAATCTACAGTTAATTTAAATGTAACAGAAGCAGCAAGTTCTAAAACAGTAAGACAGTCTAATAGAGTCATGTCTTATCAACCAGGTAAATCATTACTTATTTTTAATACATTTGTAATGAATACACCAATAGCTAATCTTAAACAAAAGATAGGTTTATTTGATGCAAATAACGGAATATTTTTTACAGCAGATGGAGCAACACTTAAAATAGTAAGACGAACTTATACATCAGGAGCAGCAGTTGATACTGAAGTAAATCAATCTGATTGGAATGGAGATAAGTTAAATGGAACAGGTGCAAGTGGATTTACTTTAAATGCAGCTACATCAAATATATTATTTATAGATATTGAATGGTTGGGTGTAGGATCTGTTAGAGTTGGATTTGTTATTAATGGTCAATTAATTACAGCGCATACTTTTTATAATGCTAATAGTTTAACAACTGTTTATATGCAAACAGCCAATCTTCCAATTCGTTATGAGATTGAAAGAGCTGGAACATTAACAGCGGGTACTTATACATTACAACAAATATGTTCTTCTTGTATTTCTGAAGGTGGATATTCTCCACAAGGATTAGAACAAATGATTGGAACAGGAACTGTTAGTGCTGGAGTGAATTTAACTACAGCAAATACTTATTATAATATTGCAACAATTAGAATTAAAACAGGAAGGCCTTATGCAGTTATAGTTCCAGCTGGAGTAGATGTTTTAAACATATCTAATGGAGATTTTGAATGGGGATTATTTATTAATGCAACACCATCCTCTGCCTTTTCATATTCAAGTTTTAGTGATAATGTAGAATATGATTTAACAACAGTTGATTTAACTTCAACAGGTACAAGAGTTGCTGGAGGATATTTAGGAGGTAAGACTGCACCATTTACTTTAGGTGGAGATTTTATAGCATTCGCAAATCAACTTGGACAAACTATTGCAGGTGTGTCTGATACTTTAACATTAGGTGTAAGACCAGGAACAGCTAATGGAGATGTATCTGGTTTATTAAAATGGTTTGATTTAACATAATGGCAAATATATATAAAAATTCATTTTACGATCCGGCTTCAACTGCAGCAGTATCTGTATATACTGTTCCTTCTAATTCAAGATCTATTGTACAAAATATTCAATTAACAAATGAATCGGGATCAAAGATAGTTATAGTATCAGTAACTGATTCATCAGCATCAACGGAT